GTATATTCCTTATGTCCTTCTTGGGGTTTCATCCACCCACACCCAATCAACCATTCCATCGTCATCGGAGTGGGTCTTACCTGCTCCCAGAGTGGTGCTTTGGCACACATTTCTAATCTTTGTGCAGTTACATTAGATTGTTCCTCTGCCCAGTTTGCATCTGCTTCCCAAGGCACGGCACGAGACATACCCATACTCTCATAAGCAAGACGAGTTGACTTCATCACCCAAGAAGGAATCTCGTTATCCTGATGAACCTGTGCCATAAAAGATGTTTTGAGTCCACCACCCATACAATCCTGAACGACATGCCATCCTTCGTGTCTCATCGTTCCTAGAAACTCTCTAGGGTCTTGAAGGAGAGATTCGTTTACATAAAACCTATTATACTCTGGTTTATACAGACCAACTGTTCTTGGTGTGAAATATCTTGGAGGAGCGACATAAACAGGAACTCCAAGTTTATCAAGTCCAGCAAGAATCTTTTGTATTTCCTCTCTGAACGCATCAAACTCTTTTCCTTTAATCAATGTAGAATCTACGGTAAGTTTTTCTACACCCTCAGTGCATTCCAATAAAATCATACAACCCATCGCTGCCAGACTATATGCTGGAACGGTGGGTTGTTTCTTAACTATTGTATTAGCACTTGTAGGTAATGCTAAAGATAATGACAGACTAATTGCTGTAAGAAGTTTTTTCATTCATTCCACCAACCTTCTTCTTTATGTATCCACACTTTTAGGTCTTTTACATACTTTCTTAAGGTTTCTGCTTGAGAGAGATGCCACTCATCACCTGTCATGAGATGCTGTCGCATATGTTCATCGACAGCATCCAGACACTTCTTAATTATCGGGTTCCAGGGTTCCCGAATAGGAGTGTTCCATTCTCTTGGCATAATACCTCATTTTTTCTTGCCACCATTTTTTGCTTTGTTAGCGTTGGCATTACCAGAATTCTGCTTTTTATTATTAGCAGAACCTGCTCCACCAGAACCTTTCTTACCTTTGTTTGCGGACTTTGCCATTATGCTCCACCAGTACGTGGTTGAACTTGTCCTTCTTCCAGAGCTTCTACTCTTGCTTCAAGAGTTGGTTCTGCAGCAACTTCTTCAGGTGCTGGTGGTTCTGGAGGAGCTTCTACAAACTCCTCTCTTTTTGGTTCTTCTTTCTTTTCATCTTCTTCATCACCACCTTTTTTCATTGTATTGATGCCAAAAGTAGCAGCAGATGCAGTGAAGACTGTTGCAATGAATGTTGGGTCCATCTTAGATAGAGTACCAGCATAACTTGCAGTAAGGAGAGCCGCAGACCAACCCAAAATACATATACGAATTAGTTGTCCCATAGCATTTTCGTTTTTCTTATTAGTCATCAGTCCGTGTGATGATATCCTTTATATTTAGGAATTAGAACCTAAATTTAACATTTGCGGACACTGCTGTGTTGCTCACACCATTATTAATCTGATGAACTCCTTGAATGCTGACGATTTCTTTATAGTCAAGAGTTGCTGATGCTTCAATCGCATTATCAGTTGCATAAGAACCTTCAACACTTACACCAAACAAGTTCTTTTTCTTACCACCGAAACGAGTTTCAAGTCTTAAACCTGCTTCACCAACATTATATGTTTCATTGACACCTTCAACACTTCTTGCTGATTGTGATGAACCAGTTTCCGTGAATGCGTTTCTCTTATAGTTGCGAATAGTATGCCCAACGAAAGGAGTTATGTTCTTATGAGCGTGAATGAATACTCTGTTGCTAACCCACCATTCTTGTCCAGCAGTCTGACTTTCGTTATTGAAAACTCCAGCAACATTTCTGGAAACATTGTAGTTGTTTTGAGCAAGACCAGCATTCGTCAGAAGTGATAAAGTATTACCTCTGAACATATTGAAGACACCATAGTGACCCTTCATCAGTTTGGAAGTGCTATCTGAACCATTCAGATTCAGAGTTACATTATTATACTGACCACCAATCGTCCAGGTTGGTTTGATATCAATTTCTACACCACCACCATAGATGAATGAAGTTCCAGAGTATCCATTCTCCCCTTGTGACCAGGCATAGTAGTTCTTGCTGAAGACTCTAACCTTTTCTTTTGATTGAGATGGTTCGTGGTTGAGAAGTCCTTGTAATGATTCACCCATCTTATCCATAACTTCGTGCTGATCTACACGACCATAGAAGTCAGCATATTCGTGTGAAGTCGCAACTGTGCTTGCTTGTGATGTGGTTACAACAGCAGTTCCATTTGTAACAACAGTTGAGTTATCACTATAAGTATCAGTTGTGACTGGTGTTGTGGTGGTGGTTGTAACAGAAGTGGTTGTTACATCAGTTTGAGTGTGACGATTAACTCTTTGTCTTCCATCATCTTCTGTTGCTGCGTGAATAACAGTTGTTGCGGATACTGGAGCAAGAACAGCGACCGATGAAACTACATTATTAACTGTGCTAGAACTGACCAGAGTTGGTGTTCCCCCAGTTTCGTAAATGTCTAGAACACCATTCTGGTTAGCATCACCAGAAAGTGCTGCTGCTGAAAGACTTACGGTGCTGGAAAGAATCACACTATCCATAGGCATCCAGTTGACTGTTGGAGACCCAGCAGCATTATATGTGAATTGATAATCACCAGCAGAAAGTCCAGTAAAAGTTACACCTTGCCAAGCATATGATGTTTGTATGTTGGTATCATAGGGAACTAATGTAGAACCATTGGAAGTAAAATAATTTGTTCCAGGAATCAATCCGTCTGGTGTTGTTGCTGACAGTAAAGACCAGTTTACAGTTGTCGCAGAAAAAGCAGTTCCGTTGATACCTTGTAAGGTTAAAGTTCCTTCATTAAAGTTAGTTCCTGGATGCCAGTTACCATACCAGAATGTAACTGACCCGTTGCCCCCACCAACATATCCTATAGAGTTGGTGTGTGCTAATGCTGCTGTTGGCACTCCAAGAAGAAGCGCAGACGCTGCAGCCAGCGCCTTTTGCGTTAAGGTGGACATAAAAATACAGTGAGTTTGTGGTTTGAGATTCCCTAGAACCTACAAATCACAACTCACTGTGGTGAAGTTGTTTTCAACTCAATGGTTGAAACTATTTATTACTCTTCTGTTGTTTCTGCTTCTTCTGTTACAGGTTCTTCAGTTTCTGCAGGTGCTTCGCTTGGAATAGGAACTCCAATTTGATTCAAATATTCGATTGCACCTTGAACTTTCAAAAATAAATCTCTTTTAGAAGATGATTGCTCCTGTAAGTTTGCCAAATCAGAACTCAATTGTTTTGCCTGATTATACAGGTTTAACATATGAGATGTTTGTTCTTCCGTAGCCATAATTTTTAATAGAAAATAATTTTCACACTATTTATCCTTTTTTCCAGGACTCACCTTCTGCTTTTCTTCTACGGGCAAGTCCTGCTTCTACATTTGAACCAGGATTGCGATAAAGGAATAAAGCATCAGGAACTTGGTCCCACTCTTTATTCTTCAGGCGTTTAGTAATAGTATTAAAGTTATCACCACCGTAAAAACCGGCACCAAGATTATAAGCAAAGCTGAGCAGAGCTCCTCTTTTCCCATCTGACATTTCTCCCCAAAAAGGTATTTTACGAAGTGCAGGAAGAAACTCTTTCTTGCACTGCTCAATGAGAAGTGCATCTGCTTCTGCCTGTGTTAATGTGTCACCCATTTTAAATGGTGAACCATCTTTCTTACGAGTGGAACCCCAACCGATTGTAATTGGAAGTCCACCCGTGAGAGGGTCGGGATATGCCTTAAGATGACATCCTTCAAACTCCTTAATTAATTTGATGCCCATCATTGGGACATCATCACCACCTGTTACAGGAGCTGCAGCAGCAGGGGTCACTGGTGCAGCACTAGTCTTTTTTCCGCGAAAGATCTCCGCCCAATCAGCATTATCTTCCAGATATTTAACTGGTAGATTATCTTCTAACCACTGAACTGCCTTGACATGATTTGGATTTCTTTCATCATAGAACTGAAAGAAATTATGTAGATCAATTTTTGCCATTGTTGCCTCCGAAGTATTTTTGATAAAGTTGATTTGCTTCCACGTGCTTGCCGTGATTTGTCAGATCTTTAATTCTTTGTAAGATCTTCCTCTTAAAATTAATCGAAAATTCTTCCCCATCCATCGTTTCCTCCTGGACACCAGCGGTGCTTAAGAACTGCTTTGGTGTAAATGGTCTTCTTACCATTTGTTACTGGACCAGTATAATTATCATTTAATGAACCATAAGGATCATTTACAAAATATCCCTTTCCGTCTGGGGTTTTACCAATGACGACACACATATGCCCACCAGTAGGAGCAGATAAAGAACCCCTATGCAAGATACCAATAACAACAGGTTTCCCAGCATCGAGACTTTTATCAACGTCAGCAAAAGAAAGATTGTAACTAAAGTGTGACTTAACTCCATAACCTGCAAGTACCTTCGTTTGTACCG